TTATACAAGAGTCTTATTGAGCAAAAGAATGCAAATGTGGATTATCGCGGTAGCAAAGTTAGCAACCGCACACTAAAACAAGGTTTGCTTAACAGACTTCGTGTTTGGTTTGAGCGGGAGTTAATTATATTCCCATACGGCGACCACAACACACGAATGCAAGTGAATACTCTCTTTGACGAATTGGAAACACACGCATGGAAAAACGGCCTCATTGAAGACTTAGGAAAACACAACGACTGTGTTATGGCCTTTGCACACGCAATAGACCAATTCCAAGCAAAGGAATTTGAAATGCCCGTTATTATGAAGAAGGCGGAAGCCGGAGAATGGTTGGGCGGCTCTAAAACAAGACTAAATCGTGGGGCTAAAGGTATAGGCGGGAAGGTGATTAACAGATGAGAACGAAATTCGGACCAAAGAAAAGAAAGGAATTAGCCAACGATGCAATCGTAAAATTGTTTAACGAGGGCTACTTTGACGAATGGCGATTGGCGCGTGAAATCTCCGAACAAATCACAAAAAATATCCCCTCTCGATGGGGTAACTTTAGACCGGAAGCCGTTAGATTCGCTATGCTCAAAACAAAATTACCATTCGTAACACGCAATAAGCACCAAAGACTTGAATGGCGAGCCGATGAGGGGAATGAGGGGATCGGCTCAAATACAGATGAGCAAAAGTGATTTAAAAAAATTTGTAAAAAATTTCGCGTGAGGGTAGCCATACCACAACGCCGGACTGCGGCTGATCTTTGGCGGCAAATTGCAGACCATAGCGGCGAGGGCGTATGGTTAGGCATGAGATGCAGGGGTGACCCCCCTTGAGTCCATCCAGCGAGGCCCACAGGGTGATTTTAGGGGTATTCCCCGATTATCTCCGCCGAGCAAATGATCATTGAATTTTCAAATCTCAATCGAGCCTTTCGGCCAAATCAAGAATTTGATTTTGAAAGGTGGGCTGGTGGCGGTTATCCGCCGCCACCAACCCGATTTTATTTCGTTCAGACTTTGAACATAGACCAGCGACCGAGAACCGAAGTCGTCAATCGTGCCGTTTCGTAATTCTTGTTTGACTTATCCTTGAGGGTTGGGCTTAGTCCAATCCTCAAAGCATGAACCAAAGGTGCGACCCTTTGAACGTCAGCGATAGTCGCATCAACCACGCCTCTTTCAAAGCCAGCCTCAAACACCCAAAACAGGAAGGTGAACGGTTCTCCGTTTGGGGTGGTTGCGTTGCCGATATATCGAACCATTTTACCAGCAATTGACTTCACGGTTCGCGCACCGCTTGTCGGTGCGATATCAATATCTAATTCCGGCACTACTAACCCGTTGGTTCTCTCGTATGCGAGAACGACTCTCGCGCCGGTCTTCTTCTGAACCTGCACCTTGATGGGTTGGCGGTATTCTCCACCAATCAAGGCATAGGTCTTGAGGGTCGAGAACATATTGCCGCCGACTTCTCTTGATGACTCGACAACATCGCCGCCACAGGTCGGGCAACCCATGAACGGAGATGAGCCGAGCGGTAGCCATGATTCGGTTCCGCTCGGAGTATAGCAGCCGACACCATCGGCCACCTTTTCGCATACATATCTCGCACCCTGCTTAACCTGCTTAACCAATGAACGAGTTAATTTCTGTTCTTTGGTGTAGCCGTTGATGGCGTAAAGGTTGTTTTCTATCGCGTTCCCCCTGCTCAATTCAAACAGGACAGGCATTGATTCAAGAGGGCCAATATTGCCTTTTCCAGCCCACTTCACTAATTGCTTGATGCCGTCTGATTTTACATTGTTTAGAACGACCTTGACCTTTCGGCCAATGGTTGAATGAAGAAGCCCCATTTGGCCCATTTCCACCACGTCAGCGAATGAAAACGGGGTCGGCCATACCGGAACATTTGCTTGAGGGCTAACTGCCTCAATTATTGCATCAATGTGGCTCGTCTTCTTTGCCTTGTTCTTTGGTGCGGCTTCGACCCTCTCCGAGAGAGCCTTAACCTTCTTCATCGGAAGAAGGCTAAGAGCCGCAACGATAAGGGATTTTAGCCACCCTATCGTTTTGACCTCAGCCGCCGCATTAACGGCGGTTGAGGCGTTCGTTTGTTGTGCCTCGTAGGTAATCGCATCGGATTCCATGAGCCGAGCGACTTCATGCGTAGTATATATGGCGTTCGTTTTTCGTAACTCCTTTGGTTTGATTTCTTGAGGGTATGAATCCAACGAAATTTTAGCCGTTACAATAATAATAATATTTCTCGGATTTTTATTAAATTGCTCGATCTGAGCGTTACAATAATTTTTCCCACAGAAGCGTTACAAAAAAGAAAATCGTTACAATAAATAGAGTTACAATAAAAAAAGTTACAATAAAAGAAATCCGTTACAAAAAAAGAAATCCGTTACAAAAAAGAGATTTGGGCGGGGCGTTACAATGATCAATGTAACGTGAGGCGGCGTTACAAAACGCCCCACCCGTTGAGTGTTACAATTAGTATATGTTACAATTAAGCGGGGTTGGATCGTTACAATTTTTTGGTTTCGGATTTTTCTTTCTCATTCTGACTTCACCCCGAAGTAGTTATCCCAATCTGTAAGGGATAGAGGCTGCCGACAGGCGGTGCAGTTAGGGCACTCCCATATTGGATATGATTCAAGGGTTTCTTCACCAGCAACGCCGAAATAATCGGTTTCAACGGACATTTTGAAATCGTGCTGGTTGTCTTTGCATAGCACCGGCCCAATCTTTTCTGATGGCTCAAATTTAACTTCCCATGCGATTCCGTCTTCGTCTTCGTATGTGTAAGACTTGATGATTTTACACGCCTTCGTAAAACGGCGTGATTGGAATGCGGGATTAGGGAAGGCCATGATGAATTGATAGAATGCGTCATGTATTGCTTGTTGAATTGCGTAGTCCTTAGAGGGGTGATTAGCAACAATCTCAGCCATTTTGTTGAAGTCGCGGCGTGAGAGCATCAATTCACCCCCCGACTCTCTAACTCGTCTTGAGGGGCGCAGGAATAGCCTTGAACGCGCACCCCTTCCAATACGCAAGTTATCTCGGCTTGATGGTCGCAAGTGCCTTCAAACACGCAAGAACAGGTCTTGATTATCAATTGCTTGATGTTATGATAGAGGGAAAGTGGGTCGCTATCTTCGCCAGCGTCTAAGTCGGAGTCCTTGCGGATATTTTCGCGGGTAGCCGCTCTCAAGGAATCAATTTCTTCGTCTTCTCCGTTCCAGCCGTCATCGTCTTTGATTTTGGTTGTGATAATTCGCCCGTTGCATCCTGCTTCGGGGCATATTTCCCCGAATGAATCGGGGCTATTGTTAAGGTCGGTATGAACGAAATATTCGGTCATACCCCACATTTCGTCACTCGGTGTGCGGTAGTATTCGCGGTGACCGTGTTTCGCATACATGAAGGGCGTTGTGTCTGATTTTTCCATCAAACCACCCCCAAAACGCAGGTGCATAATGTTAGCACCGCATCTGTGCGACCAACGCACGAATTAAAGTCAATTGTTAGGGCCTCATCTATGGGGTTGCATCCGCAAGCCATGACCCGCCGTTAGCATTGTTGCTTATCAATACTATGCTAATTTATTGTAACGGTTATTGTAACGCAAATGATCATTTATTGTAACGCTCAAGCAGTAGCGAAGCGATCATGTTACAATAATTTCGTAACGCGGATCTAAGCCCGTTACAATAAAAAAAAGTTACAAAAAAAGCGTTACAATAAAAAAAAGTTACAATAAAAAAGTTACAATAACTCAGACCGTTACAATAAAACCGGTCTATAATATATGTCCTACCGTTACAATAAAAAAAATACCTAAAAAAACCGTTACAAAAAAGAGAAAAAAAGAGTTACAAAAAACAAGCCAGATCTGGCGTTACAATAGCACGACTAAGGGAGTTACAATTAACCCCCTTAGCCGCTTGCGTTACAATCAATGATCTTCTGTTACAATATTCAGTCTAAAGTGGAAATGTATGAATGAACGAATTTGAATCTGTATTTGTAAATCGTAGGCCAATCGCGCAAATCATAGTAATGTCTGCTGACTTTAGTTACAATCATTTTTGCTTCGTGTGGTATTGAAGAATATCTCAAATTTATGATTTCTGGTGTCGTCTTTGATTTGCCCCCATCAGCATACATTCCTTCTTCACCTTTCAGTATGTTTTCAACATAACAGCAGATATCCGCCATCCTATCCGCGTCATCATCGTCTAAGTCGTTCCAATCCATTTGGTCTTGCTGGTGAATTACCTTGAATCGGTTATTTATCCCATCCCATGATTTTGCGAGTAATCCTTCCTCGCTACGAGCGAGGATAACCCGCTCATACTCTCTATTGCCGTTCTTCTCCTTGATGATGCCCCAATGCAACCTCATAATTAGTCGTAGGCGGGGTTGGATATAAGTGCTTCGGTGGTTTATTGTAACGGCATATTTCGATCTGGATTTAGCAGTTACAATAATTTCGTAACGCATGATCGCTTTTTACCGTTACAATAATTCAGATCAGGGGATCGGGAGTTACAATAACTCGGACAACCACCTATATAACCTTTTAGTTACAATAACTCGGACAGGGAGTCTATAAAGATTACCCGTTACAATAGCGATTCTCGCCGGTTTAAGTC